CCGCCAAAGCCTTCTCTTGGAGGGGGACTTTTGCCAACAAGCAAAATGATTGGTGAAACTGGTGAAAGCCAAGATTTGGATTTTGATGAGGCTATGGAAAGAGCCTTTAAAGAAGAAGTCACGGATCAAGGCTTAAATAATCTATTTGATGAGTCTGGTATTTCGGTATCAGAAACATCGTAACTTAATAATCATAAGGTAATATATGGCTACTGTTCGTTCAAGAACTGAGGCGTTAGACAGCTTGGCTGTCAGCACATGGCGTCACATGAAGCAACGAATTGCCGATCAAGTATTCAACGAGGTAGTTTTCTTCGCATACTTGAAAAGCAAAGGGCGGTTGCAAACTTACCAAGGTGGTAAGTATATAGAGACTCCGGTCTCCTACGCCGAGAACGACACGGTCGGTTGGATTTCAGACCAAGATGCGGTCAATATTAATGACATTGATCCGTTGACAACGGCTGAATATAATTGGCGTTACCTAGTAGCTTCGGTTACTCGGTCGCAAATCGAAGAACAAAAGAACCGTGGCAAGATGCAGATTATTAATCTGTTGAAGCACAAGATGGAAGTTGCCCAAAACTCACTTGTTAAGGAGATTGAGACGAGACTTTATAGTGCCGTTGATTCTACTAATAAGATGATGGAAGGTCTCCAACATCTCGTTCGGGATGATCCTACTACCAGTACAACTATTGGTGGTATCAATCAATCAACATATAGTTGGTGGCGTAATAAAACACTCAACTATGGTACTGATGCAAACTTTGGTAATAATGACAGTCGTTCAACGGCTGGTGCCAATGTATTCGGTGCTGCTCATGCGTCTGGTCCAGATAAAGGTATTGTCGCAATGCGAGAAACTAAGGACAACTGTTCTAAGTCTCTTGGTAACGAAAGACCTGATATTATTCTGACCGACTATAACATCTATCGTGCGTATAATGCCTCGATAGACGATCACTTGCGTATTATAACACAGAAGGTTGGTGACCTTAGTTTTCAGACACTTACGTTTGAGGGCTTGCCCATTCTTCCGTCGGACCAGTGTCCGCAGGATACGTCAAGTTCACTCTCAAACGGAACATTTACAGCTACTAATCCTGGTAGTCGTATCTATATGCTTGATACAGATCATATCTATGCTTATTATGATCCAGGCATGTATTTCGACATGACGGAGTGGAAGCCTGTTCCGAATCAATTGAAGCGTGCGGCTCAGATTGTTACAGCAATGAATATGATTGCTTGTAGCCGTCGGTCAAGTGCTGTAATTTACAACTGCTTCACGGCAGCTGAAGGTTCATAAGGAGTAATATGGCTAACACATATACCCTAGACGACAAGGGTCAAAAAGTCGTTTGGTCGGGTGCTGTTACCGATGTTCATACCAATCAGAAAGAAGTCATTGGTTCGACTCGCTATCATGGTATGAAAGTATATCGGTACCATAAATTCGATATTGGGGCTATAGCTGCTGTAGTCGGTAATCTTGTGATGTTTAAGGCTACCACTCAAGACTTAGTTACGTCTGATACGAGTGCTGGCGATACAACACCAGTAGCCGCAGGACTATTAGTTTCTGCGCCTGCTGATGCACAATTTTGCTGGATACAGACACGTGGGCCCGCCACAGTCAACTTAACACTTGCAGGATCTGCGGCCGATGGTGATGGACTCATCGCTGGCACAGATGGTGCTCTTACCATAGCAACAGCAAACCAAATACACGTTTGTTGTGCTACGGCTAGTGATGCTAGTGCTAAGATGGTTTGGATGCATTGTGTAATGTAGAGAACCTATGGGAACGTTGACGCTCGGTGATATTCGTAGTCAGGTCAAGCTAGCTCTTGGCAATCGTGAGGATTTAGATGAGCATATAAACTCTCTAATCAACACCTGCCAAATGCGTCTAGCTAGATTCTTTGACTTTGAGGAGATGATTTCATTAGATGACCTAACGGTTGCCTATACTGGAGTCAAGCTTACCGATGCGTCAATTTCCTTACCAACCTATACTAGGGATGTTCATAGTATTTCTATTATAGATGGTACAGAATATTATAATGTAGAGCCTGTTGATAGGCGTACATGGAAAAGTAGATTTTATAATGCAATAGTAAGTGGTACCAGTAGTAGACCTACACAATATTGTATCTTTGCTAGTACCATTGAGATATATCCTGCCCCAGATCAGGCCTATGCGGCAAAACTACGGAGAAGTAAATGGCCTACAGATTTATCAACAGACGAAAGTAAGTCTGAGTTAAGCCAAAAAGATGACTTACTAATTGCACTTACTATCTGTTGGACACTTTATCATTTGAATAATACTGAGAGAGCAAATGCCTATTGGGCTGTCTTTAAATCAATGGTTAAGGAGGCTATTGATTCACAGACAGTTAAACCAGATTTATACCAAAAATTAGATACAATGAGTCCAATACAATCTAACTACTGGAAAGATCCATTTGTAAGAACATTGAATTATGGCTAATAAACATCCAAATAGTGAAATTACTCCTGCTAATACTGATGATGCCTTAGAAGGTCCTCAAAGGATTAGAGAGATAAAGCAAGCATATAATGAACGGCTTGGTAGAGATCATCTTATAGGTGGTATTACTAGCCCAGATGTTATTGCACAAGGAGCAGATTCAGATGATTCAGGTTATCATAGACGGATAACTATTAAAGAAGAAACCTCAGCTCAAGGTGGTCCTGCTGATACAAGATTAAATGCTAGTAGTACCGGTATAAATCATAGTACCACTGCCAAGATGGCTGAAGTTTGGATGGAGAAACATTCAGGTACAGCCGATGAGACTTCTATGTTATTCCTTGGTACTGAAGGTACTGGGAATCAACGGACTGTAGTAACTACTACGCAAACACAGACACTTACTAATAAGACATTAACCGCTGCAACACTAACTAATCCTACTCTTTCAGGAGGTTCTGGTGCTATTGATGGTGTAGCTGTTGGAACTACTACAGAGGCGGCTGGTAAATTTACTACACTTGAGTCAACTGGCAATACTATTATAGGAAATTCTGATACAGCAGATACACTTACAGTAAAGGCAACTACTTCAGGACTTAGTTCAGATGCTTCAGGTTTTGCTGGTGCTAACAAGATGTATGCTGGTATAGCAGGTGAGATTAAGCTGTATGCTGGTTCAGTATTACCTGCTGGTTGGTTATGGTGTGATGGGGCACAATATGAAAAAACTGCTAAAGCTGAACTTTATGCGGCTATAGGTGATGCATATAATGCACCTGGTAATAGTACAAGTTCTGGTACTTATGCTAACTTTATTTCTAACTCAAGTTGGTTTAGAATACCGGACCTTCGAGGTCGCACTCCTGTAGGTTCAGGTACTGGGGAAGATTCCCATACTGTGGCAGGAGCTGCTGGATTACACCCAACAGATAATTTAACAGCAAGAACTCTTGGAGATTATGGAGCAAATGAAGCTCATACATTAACAGCAGGTGAGAGTGGTGCGGGGCCGCATTATCATAAGACAGCACCAGATAGTCACATTCACCAGTACGAATTATGGCATAATATAGGTTCTGGTGGAGAGACTTATCATGGTAATCAAGTTCAGTATGTTGGGGAGAATTCTGCTGTTTGGGGTACAAAACCCACATTAGGAACTGCCTCAACTATAACAGCAAGTGCGGATCTTACTACTGAATCTGAGACAGAAGCGGAAGGTATTACAAGAGAAAGTGCGGCAGATGCAGCAGCCTTTAGACTTAATAAAACCGATTTAAATCTTGGTGTAAAAGCAGCAAGTGCCCATACTCAAATGCAACCATGGCTTGCAATAAACTACATCATTAAATACTGATGCAGACTAGGAACCTTATTGTATCGCAAGGATGGGCACAAATAGATTTATCAGCAGAAGCTGATGTAAAAGAGGCTTTAGCAAAGTATGTAGAGGATGTAGATACTAGGTTTAGGGATCTTATAAACTGGATAGAATCATTAACAGTACCTGAATATACAACAGTACAAAGGGATGCAATAGATTCCCCGCAAAACGGACAAATGATTTATAATAGTACGACTACTAGGTTTGAAATTAGACAAGCAGGTGGTTGGAAGTATTTAACTGTAAGTAGTGTATAATGGCTGAAGAATCACAAACTGAACCGGTAGGAACTCAATACAAGTTCATTGATAATTTTACCAGTGGTATTCGTAAGGATTTAAGATCTGATGCGTTACCGGATGGTGGAGCTTTAACTGCCAAAAATGTAACTATTCGAGGCGGTTTAGTTGAAATAGATAAAGGGTATTCTCAATTTATGGATGCTATTGAAGGATCGCCACAGTCAATCTTTACACTCAATTATGCAAATGGAACTACCGATTTAATTCTTGTTACAACTACTACGGTATTTGAAAGGTTAGCAGGTCAGTGGGTATATTCGATTGAGTCTGACGGTACTAACATACATAGGACTACTTTAACTGCGGCAGCTGCCAAAGATGCTACTGTTATAAATGTAGCGGCCAGTACAGGTATGGTTGTAGGTGGCAAGATTGGGGTTCGGTATATAAGTTCTAATTCTATTGCTATTACGGCTACAACAAAAGGTGCAACTTCAACTTATCGAGTAGCTGGAGAACAAGTATATAATCCTGGTGATAAGATAGTAGTTACTGGCTATGCTGTGGCTACATGGAATGTAGAGCAAACAGTCTCAAGTACAACAGTGGCGGCAGATGCCTCATATACGGATGTTGTAACAACTTTAGATAGTGCCGCTTTTGCTAATACTACGTCAACAACACCTAAGATCGAAAGATTTGGAACGGCGCAAGAGCATCGTACTACTATTGCTAACATAAGTACCTTAGCTATTACATTAGATGATGCATTACCTGACCGAGCCTTAAAACTAGCAAGTGTTATACTACCCATAGCTTTGAATGGATCTGAAGATTTTATACCAGATCATGTATCAATACCAAATTGGAAACTTGCAATAACAGGTGGCACTAATGCTCTAATAGAAGGTACTGCTGTTGTAACAAATAATGTAGATAGGCCGTTTCTAGTATGTAAAGGAGCGGGAGGCACAACCGTTAGACTAATTAAATTAGCTCAACTAACAGCATCGCCATTTCTTGCTGGTTCAACTGCTCTTACAGACTTTAGAGCCAAGACTGTAGAATTATTCAACAATAAGCTAATCTTTGGCAGATGCTACGAAACTGCTACTAACTTTAATTCCAGAGTTAGAATGAGTGCCGCAACACTCTATGAGAATTTCACATCAGAGGACGGCGGTGAAGTATATGATCTGGAAGAAGGTGATAGTAACATTCAATCTATTAGAGTATTAGGCAAACTGCTAATAGTTTATAAGCGTGGTATTATTTATCGAGGTGATTACGTTGCTAGTGTAAATGCTTCTACAAGATTCCAATCTACTATTACGAATGAAGGTGCTATAAGCACTCATGCTGTAGTTAAAGTACCTGGTAAACACTATGTTGTAGGCTCTAAGAATGTATATGAATATACCGGTGGAATGATATTAAATAATATTGGGGATCCTATTCGAGAAGATCTATTTTCTCCTAGTAGGTTTGCTAATATAACAATGAAAGAATTTATCCATTGTTCGTATGATCCAGAGTTACAAGAATTTCTGCTGTTTTACCCTGAAGGTGCTATTAAAGGAATGCGGAAAGCCTTTAGATATAGTGAGCAGTATAAGGCATGGTCTACTAGAGAGTACACACATTATTTCAATTTTGCTACTACCTTTAAGTCTAGCGAAACTTTAACTTGGGGTCAGTTAGAACATCCTTGGTCTAATTATAATCAGCCATGGACCAGTGCTTTCTTTGTGGATGAAAAACTGCACAGATTTTATTTAAGTCAGGGCAAAAGAGTTGGTCCTACTGGTAATGTAGAGACGGGTTCATCCTATGTATATGATGCCAATGCAATGGCTGTGCAGGATGGTACCTATGCAATACCATGGCAGTATGATACAAAGGATTTTTATTTACCAAATAGTTTTATTCGTATAGATTTCTTAGATTTATATACACAAGGTGATGATGTTACATTATGGTATTCTGAAGATCTTGGTAGTTTATGGACTAGAGTTAGGGCTCTTGAACCTAAGGGTACGTTAGAACAAGAACGGGTGCATTTGAATAAAGCCGCAAAACGAATACGATTTAGGCTTAAAGGAAGTAGTACAAATTTTCAACTTGGGTGGATGGGATTCTCCTACACCCCTGAATTTTCATGGTGATTTTCGACTGTCGAATATTGGAGGTATATGGGTTTTAGTTTATCGAGCGTTCTTGATCCTGTAATGAGTGCATTTGGTGCTGAGAAAGGGAGTTCTTGGAGTGAAGATGTTAGTTGGCTAACAGATGAACAGAAGGAAGGTTTAAAAGGATCTATCTCAGGTCTTGAAAATTTAAAGTATAAAGGTCCTGGTGGGTACACTTCAGGAATGAGTGCCGATGATCTTGAGGGTTTTAAAGGTTCTAGTGCAGATAGTCTTAGAAAATTGCAAGGTGAGGATAGGCTATCTATCTCCGGAGTAGAACAACTTCGTAATATGATGGCTGGTTCTGCCGCTCAAGTTATGCCTGATGTGCAAGCATTACGTGGTCTTGGTGATAAAGCATGGGCCGGCTATGATGCTCAATTAGCTGAGACTACTAGAGGTGCTAGGGAGAAGATGCAACAGGCTGATATAGCTTCTCGTAGAGGTCAAGGTGCTAGAGGCGGTACTGCACTACAAAGACTTGGTTCACAGAATGTTATGGAATATGGCCGAACTGTTGGAGGTGCCGCCGCTAGAGCAGTTGAGCAGTCAGCCATACAAAGACAGCAACTTGCTTTGCAAGCTAGAATGGGTGCAGGTCAGCTTATGGGCGGGTTACAGCAAAGACAAATTAGTGGTTACGGTACTATGGGCCAACTTGATCTTGGTGGACTTGGTTTAGTAGGTCAGGATCTAGCTTCAAGACGTGGGTTAGCCTCACAAGAGAAGATGTTTGGAGCCCAGCATGGATTAGATGTGGCTCAGTTTTCAGAGCAACAGGCACAAGCTAAGAACTTATGGGCGCAGAAAAATGCACAGATGCAAAACCAATTTGGCTTAGATAGACTATCTCAGTTAGGTGATATAAGCACTAGGCGAACTCAAGAGCGTGTTGAACACGTTAAAGAAGGATCCGCCGGTATGTTACCAGGTCTTGTTGGTGCAGGCTTAGCCGCATTTGGTGGTCCTGCTGGAATGGCTGCCGCTGGGGCAGTTACAGGTGCAATGTCATCTGGATATGGACCTAGTCGAAGCGGTGGAGTTGGGGGCGGAATGGATCCAATGATGCAGTTTGCTATGATGCAAGGTTTACGTGGAGGTGCTGGTCCTACTAATGCTAGTTACGATCCTAATTTCGGTGGTCCTCCGGGTATAAACACAGCACCTAATGCTGCAGGATCTAGCTGGTGGGATAATACTACTTCTGCTGTTGGTAATTGGTGGGATAACTTAGGTTCTGGTAATACAGGTGGTAATATAGATCCTAAATATACCGGAATGCCTGGTCCACGGTATGGTCCAACTCTTGGCCAGACACCTACTGGTATTGGTGAATTTGGTTCTGGTACTAGATTACCTCAAAATCCAAATGCTGCTAATCAAGAAATGATGGGTAGAGGTGGCAGTTATAATGATTGGAATAGGCGTTGGGCCAGATTACAGAATCAACGGAACACAACGGAATGGAATCCTACAGCATGGGATCCTTTCGGTGATGCTAGAAATCCTGACGGGACTCCAGTTAAACACTTATTCTCTTGGTGGTAAAATAAATGGCAACAGTAGTACATCATAAGGCAGATAGACCTTGGATAGATGCACTTAGTAATGCAATATCTTCTGGTACTAATAGTATTATACAGCAGAGAATGGAGCGGGATAAGATTGCTGTGCAAATTTCTGAAAATGCCAAACAAAGAGCTGCGGAAGCATATCTAACTGGTATGCGTATTAGAGGTAGGTACCATAATAAAAAGCTGGAAGTAGATGCGATAGCGGAGCAGAATGAGATAACTAATAGGAGGCAAGACAGGAGGCTGGCTTTAGAGAAAACAAGAGTAGATATATTACAGGATGGGTATGATCTTGAAGTTGCGGCTACTGAAGCTGATAGGAATGTATTAACTCTTATGGACCTAATAGGTGAGAGCCAAACTTTAGATATAGATAGAAGGACTGGTAGTAAAACAGCGGGTCAACTTGTGTATGCTGATAAGTCTGACGGCAAATGGACTAAGAAGTTAGGACTTCCCCCAAGTCAAGGATTAGGTATTGTTGAGTTAGACTTACAAACACAACTTAAAAATGCATTGGCAGATAAAAATGTTAGCCCTTATGTACGAAAAATGGCGCAAGAAATTAAAGATGAATGGGCTGAGGATAAAGATAGATTGAACTCTAACTTAACTTATATTAATGCCTACATAAACGATGATAAAAAATTTCATAAAGTACAAAGTTGGTTGCAAGACAATCCTAATACGGGACTGCCTTATACTAAAATAGAATTGCAACGTAACGAAGGTGGTGCTTTGACTCGGTTAGCCAATGCCAATGATACTTTAATTACCTCAACTCTTAGGCAGGATGGCATAGAAGCAAGTACGACACCCTTAGAAAAGACGGCTAGTTTATTAAAAACAAGCGAGAACGCATATGTCCTGCAGGAGATACCATTTAGTAAGATGCACGTTCAGATGCAAGGTGCTGGTGGTATTAAAGAATCACGATCATTTGCTAAAGATGCTAATGGAAAAACAACTAGGGCTGACTATAACTATCATGGAACTGTTGGAGCTAATTATGAAAAAGCAGTAGAAACTATTGAAGATCCTTTTATGAGTACCGCTAATAAGCAAATTCTTCAAAATCTTGAAGGTTCATCCTATCAAATATCTTTAAGTAGGACTGTTAATGCTCTCTTGCCACAGTTCAAAAATTTAATGGATGAGAAAGGGTTTGTTTTTGATAACTTTGCTGACCTTAATAATGCTTTAATACAGGAGTTAAGTGTATTAGTATTTAAAGACCAGAATGAAACTACAAGACATGAGCTAATAGCATTAGAAAAAAGTGATCCTCTAATTAAAAATATGATGGCTCTTATTAGAGGTAACAGACCTAGTACAGAAGTAGGTTCAGATAATAATGTTTATTATGCTTATGATGGAGCCCAATCACTTGTAGGTGGATCAGCAGACTTACGTGCCATAGCTAAAAATGTAGCAATCGGATATTTGCAAAAGCAAAAAGGTAAGTTCCTAGTTTCTGATGCGGTAGATCGGCATCGAAAGCGAAATATTGTTAAAGAGTCTCAGGATTGGGTACTTACTACTGATGCAGTTCCTCCCCCAGTTGAGCCTGCTGGTAAGTTAAAAGTTACTACGGGTAATGAGTCTAATATTTTAGGAGATCCTAAAGATCCTTCGACTAATGCACCGCTTACCTCTGATCAATTCCTTAAGAGTAGGAGTTTTACAGATCAGGAGGTTAGAGCTTTCTCATCTATCCTAGCTGATGATGAGCTAGCAAAGGTTAGTAGTATGATTAATGCAGGATCTTTAATAGACAAGAAGTGGAACCAACAAACTCCTAGATCAGTTGTGAATAGAGTATTTGGTTCAGTCGGTAAAAAATATTTAGATGGACTAAGAAATGCTGAGAGGGCTGGTGACTCAGAGGCTTCGGAAAAACTAGATGCTTGGTGGGCTTTTCGTAGGCAAACTATCTTACATGATATGGAGAAGAGCCAATTATTTCCTTGGTCAAATCCTGAGATGGACTTTGGTTTTGTAGATATTATTCGTAATAAAGATATAGGCGTTATGACTAGAGACTGGTTTGAAGCCCAAGTAAAAAATCAGCAGATGAAATCATTAGGAGGTAATATCGCTGCGGAACAAGCAGTATTTATATATGATAGATACAATGCACAGGATGGTGATTATATTGCAGAGGCAGATCCAGCTAAAAGAGATTGGTCTTGGGATATATTAACATTGTTAAATACCATTGAAAATTCTATTGAATTGGCTCAACAACAGGCTGCCCGACATCACTCCCTGGGTCCTGGTATATTTACTGACCAAAGTGCAGTAGCATCTGAAAATGTAGGAGGATTCGGTAAAAATCCTAGAGCTAATCCTGCACTTAATGCGGGCGGATTCTAATGGGACAAACTGGTGTACGTTTAGGTGCAGAGCATTTCAATAAGGTTAATGCTTTTAACATAGATGGATCTCTTAAGAGGGGTACTCCAAAGAGACCTAAGATTACATATAACGAGTTAGAGTTAACCGAACAGCAACGAAGGCTTATACCTAAATCACCCGTAGAGGGTCGTAAAAGGTATGAACAAAGTAGATGGGATAGAATCAGTTCAGGTGTTGTTGATTATGCGGATGATATGTTCCAATCATCTATCCGTGAATTTTTAGAGATTGGAGAAAACTTTCAAGCAGGCTTAGCTAGATCTGGGTATGATTATTTTGTAACTGCTAATAATGTATCTGAGTATGTTGCAGATAAATTAAACCTTGACTATGATGAGAAGCAAAACTTTATGGCAGCTTCTGCAAATAAGATAAAGAATATGAATATACAGCCAACTTCTACAGAATGGGAAGACCAATTAGTTTATCTTATTGGAATGCTTTTGCCAGATGCGGCTATGATGATTACAGGTGGTGGGCTAGCTGGAGCTGGCATTAAGTATGGCTTGAAAGCCGCTACCATGAGTAATAGAACTGCTACTATTGGAGGTGTATTTGCTAGACTTGCTGGAGATACAGCTGCTGGTTCATTACAAATGATGGCGCATGAGGCTGGTCAAGCCCAGTTAGATGGGCGTGAGGCTAATTACGCAGAAGCAGGTAGAGACGGAGCTGTGATGTCTTTAGCGTTAAGCTCCATTGGAAGGTCACTTGCTGGTATGGGATTCAAACGTAGGTACGGAGCTATTGCCACAGGTGCTACAATGTATGGAATATCTAGTGCGTACGGTGATCCAAATGATCCAGCTTATAATGATACTAATGCTGCTAATGCTATACTAGGGGCTATGTTTGGTATGATGACACCAGGATCACATACGAAAGGGCCGGGTCATGTACTTAAATGGGTAAAAGCTAGGAGAGAACGTGGTTTAGATGTTACACCTAAGACATTTTTAGAGGAGTTTTCACCACATACATACGAGAAAGTATTTGTTGATGAGGTGGCTAGAGATAGATTTGAATTTGAACCTAGAGTTGGGCCCCCTCGAAAGTTAAGTCCTAGAGATATATTC